GTGAGCATTAGCGGAACAAATATATTTTTAAAAGTTTATCCTGTAGGCGCTGTTTATGTATCTACATCAAGCACAAATCCATCCTCTCTTTTTGGCGGAACTTGGTCAGCAATAGGAGAGGGCAGAGTTTTACAAGCTATTACAAGTGGCAGCACGGGTAACGCAGGAAGTTCAAGCAAAACAGTTACCATAGGTTTTACTTCGTCTGGTACTCACTCCCATGTTCACCAATGGTATGACGGCACAAGGTCTAGCGCAACAAAAGGTATTGATTTTGCAGCTGCTAGTTCTGGCCACAAAAGCGGTTCGTTTAACTCATCTGGTAACGCAGTTGACTTTAGCGGCGATCCAGATACAAATGATTTCTACACGGCTCAAGCATCTACAACAACTGTTACAGTAAGTGGTTCGGGATCAACTTCGGTAGATACGACTCAAGCACATTACAGAGTCTTTATGTTTGTTAGAACAGCCTAGAGGTTTAATCATGGCCCTGTTACAAATAACACCCCCAGCAGGAATAGTAAAAAACGGAACAGACTACGCAAACAAAGGCAGATGGGTAGATGGTAATTTAGTTCGTTTTGAAAATGGTTACTTAAAAGCAGTTGGTGGTTGGGATAAATTAAGAGATGTACCTTTAACAGGTACACCAATAGGTATGTATGCCTATAAAGATAACGGCGGAGATGAAGTATTAGCTATTGGGACCAGGCAAAGAGTGTATGTAATTTATCAAGATGCTTTATATGACATAACTCCTATAAGAACAACTAATTCTTCGCTGACAGATATATTTACAGCATCGGCAAATTCTTCAACAATAACAGTTGCAAACACAGGACACGGTGCAGCAGTTGATGATTTTGTTACTATATCTGGAGCATCAGATTTAGGCGGCAACATAACTGCAACAGTTTTAAATCAAGTCTATAAAATAGTATCAGTACCTAATGCAAATAGTTTTACCATTACAGCAAAAGATACATCTGGTAATACAGTCACAGCTACCAATGGCGATTCTAACAACGGTGGTTCAGGAATTAGTTTGGCGTATTCTGGTTTTTCTACAGACGAAGCAGCAGATGTTTTAGGTTGGGGTGCTGGTAATTATGGAAGGGAAGCATACGGAACAGCTAGATCAGGTACAGGAGATGGTGAATCAACATTAAGTTTTGATACTAAATCTTTTAGTTTTGCAAACTGGGGAGAAGATCTTCTTTTTTGTTCTGCAAGTGATGGAAAAATACATAGATGGCAGCCAAGTTCACCGACTGCCGTAGCTTCTGTTTTGTCTAATGCACCTATAAATAATGAAGCAGTTATAGTCACTAACGAGCGTCATGTTTTTGCTATAGGAGCAGGTGGAGATCCAAGAAAAATTGCTTGGTCTGATAGAGAAAATAATAATAGCTGGACAGCAGCAGCAACAAACTCTGCTGGTGACTTGCAAGTTGTAACAGGTGGTAACGCTTTTTATGCTACAAAATGGCAAACAGATATTATTGTTTTTACTGATATTGGAATAGATAGAATTTATTATTCTGGATCACCTTTTATTTATGGCATACAAAATGCAGGTATAAATTGCCAAACAATAAGTCCTAGAACAGTAGTTGGAGTAGGTAACTTTATTGCCTGGTTTGGCGAAAACTCATTTTTCTTGTTTGATGGATCTGTAAGAGAAATCAAATCAGATGTGCATGATTTTATATATGACAATCTTAATTACACATACAGAAAAGCGTCTTGCGGTGGACACAACAGCAAGTTTAACGAAGTATGGTGGTTCTTCCCATCTGGCACATCACAGACTCCTAACAAATATGTTATCTGGAATTATAAAGATAGTGTTTGGAGCGTAGGCGACTTAGATAGATCTTGTTGGATAGATCAAGGTGTCTTTAACTTTCCGATAGCAGGAGATAGCACAGGAAATATTTTTGAACACGACAAAGGTTTTTTAGATGGATCACAAGGTTTAGGCACAACAAAACCTTTTTGTAGAACAGGACCATTAGAAATAGGCAACGGTGATAAATTAGCACAGGTAAATCAAATACTGCCTGACGAAGAAACATCTTCTTTACCAGGAACAACTCTTTCTTTCACAGGAAAATTTACTCCTTTAGGATCTGAAACAGATTTTGGTAGTTTTACATTTGAAAACGATGGTTATGTAGATGCTAGATTTTCTGCCAGGCAAGTACAGATGAAAGTAGAAGGATCAACAACACAAGACTTTCAAGTAGGAAAAATCAGAGTAGAAACAAGACCTAGAGGTAAAAGATAGTGACCAGGAGAGCATTTACAAAACCCGTACAAAAAGAATACGATTCTGGTTTTATGGATTACTTTGTGTCAGAAGTAGAATACAGAGATGGTCTAAACATAAAAAAAGGTGAAAGATTAGAAGTAGATGGTGCGGCATTGACTAATGCAAGTTCTACGGCAAGAACAGTAGAAAAGACAGAAATAGTATTGATTAGTCCAAACGGAACAAAATATAAATTAAGAGTGGCAGATAATGGAACAATCAGCACAGAACAAGTTACCTGATTGGGAAATAAAATGGCAGTTTTGTAAGCCATTAATAGAACCTGCATTAAAACATCAAGACTCCTATACAATAGATGATGTAGAAGATAAAATTAGATCTGGATATTTTCATCTTTGGCCAGGTGAAAAATCTGCTTTTATAACCGAATTTATTATAATGCCGAGAATGAGAGCTTTGAATTTAATATTTTGTGGTGGCAACTACGAAGAACTAGAATCAATGTTGCCTTCCATAGAAAGTTTTGCAAAAGCTGCTGGATGTAAAAGACTGTATGGCGGTGGTCGCCCAGGATGGTACAGAAAGATAAAACATTTAGGTTTTGTAAAAGAACATTTAATTAGAAAGGATTTATAAAATGGCAAAAGGCGCACAAACAACAACAGCTACATTACCTCAGTTTCAGCAGGATATGTATAACGAACTTTTTGAAAGATCTAAAGCTGAGTCAGAAAAAGAATTTACGCCCTACACAGGACAGATGGTGGCAGATCTTACACCAGGACAAGTAGCTGCTTCTGATTTTGCAAACAGAATGGCTGGACAAGCATTTGGTACAGACGCATTTGCTGGGTTGCAACAAATCGCTACAGGAGCAACACCAGAATTACAAGATGTTCAGTTTGATGCTGCACAATTAGGAGAACTAGATATAGAAAAATATTTATCTCCTGAAACTGATTTATTGATTGATAGAGTAAGCCAAGACTTTGACAGACAAAGACTGTTAGAAGAAGCAAGAGCGCAAGATAAAGCAATTAGATCTGGTGCTTTTGGCGGTTCAAGATCAGCTATATTTGAAAGTGAAGCTACAAGAGGTATTGACGATGCCGAAGCAAGAGAACTATCAAGGCTAAGAGAAAACGCTTATCAAAGTGCTTTAGATAGAGCATTGGCAGAAGCAACAGGAAATGTAGATAGGCAGCAACAGGCTAATTTAGAAAGAGCAAGACTAGAAGGACAATTTTCTTTAGCTAGACCTGATTTAGATTTAAGAAATAGACTATTACAATCTAACATATTTGGAGATCTAGCTAGTCGTCAAACTGGTGCAGTAGATTTATTATCTAGGCTAGGAGGAAGCGAACAATTACTTGAACAAGCAAGACTTGATGCTTTGAGAAATGAGTTTGATAGAGAACAGCAATTTGGCGTAGATAGACTTAACATATTAGGATCTGGTGTAACTGCTATGCCATCCTTAGTAGGACAAAGACAAGATAAAAAGGTTGGTGTTGGTGATATTTTAGGAGCAGGAGCGCAACTTGGATCTGCATATTTGATGAGCAAATCAGATCCTAGACTTAAAGAAAATATTAAATATATCGGCAAAAGCATAGACGGTCACAATTTATATACTTGGACATGGAATAACATAGCTAAATTACTAGGCATAACTGGACAAACTTTTGGGGTAATGGCAGATGAAATACTTATGACAAACCCTGATCTTGTGCATTTAGATACAGACGGTTATTTAATGGTTAATTATGCGGGGATAAAATAATGGCAGAAAAATTATCACCAGAAAGAGCAAAGATGTTTGCTACTCTATTAGGAGCCGTGGGAGATATTTTCCAGGGCAAAGATGTTGTCAAAGGAGTTTTAGCAAGAAACAAAATACAAGATGATGCTGAAAGAAAGAAAAAACAGAAAGAAGCGTACGAAGGGTACATCAAAGATCTAAAAGATTCTGGACAACCAGAATCATTAATAATGATGGCTGAAGGTCTTGGTGCAGAAAATTTAGATAAATTAATTCTTGCAAACATAGCTGCACAAAATAAAGTTGTAACTCCAATACAAACTTTAAAAAACGAATTGGATGCAAGACTTGCAAGAGGTGAGATTACACGAGAAGAATACAATCAAGAAGTCTTTGCGTTGGTAAGAACACAAAATCCAGCGCAATCATTTGTAGGACAAAGTCTTGGTACAGGCAGTACATTTGAAAAACCTGTTCAAGTGGGCGATCTTACATCTAGCAACTCAAGTCGAAATAAAGGTCCGCAACCACTTCTTGACTCAAACGGAAACCCATTATTCTTAAACGGAAAACAAGTATTTAGGATGCCAGACGGTAGTACACAAATACTAGATTAGTAGAATGAAACATGGCTACATACAGAAATCTTACAACAGAAGAACTACAACAACTTAATCAACTTACACAGCCTGATTCTTCACAAACTACCATAGATACACAGTCTAAATTTAGAGATCTTTCACCAGACGAATTACAACAATTACTGCAACTTAGTTCAACAGAAGAACAAGAAAGAGTTGGTTTTGGTACAAATGTATTAAGAACTTTTGGTGGAGCAGCCAGAGATCTTACGCAAAACCTTTTGGATATGGGAGCAGGTGGGCCAGGCATAGAGTTTGGAGATGATCCCAGCACAGAAGAAGTAGAAACAGGAATAAGATTTAAAAGG